CTCGGCAGGTGTTTCGACATCCGGGCGACCAATGTCCCACAGTGCGGACGTGCGGTAGCGAGCACCTGTCCAGGGGCGGTCAAGCGGGCCAGCGCTGCCCAGGGGCCGCAAGCGGGTGATATCGCCACTCCTGTAAACCGCGCCGTGCCAGGGCGTGCCAAACCACAGCGGGCGGCCGAGAAACGGGTAGTTGCTATCCATCGACTACCTCTGCGTAGTTGAACACCGCCGGGGCGCCGTTAGCGTCGGTCATGGTCACAATGGCGGGCATTTTCACAGCCATGAAGATCGAGCCGTCGGTGCTCTGGATGACGATGGGTGTCTCGTGGTACGTGCGGGTGCCCGGGGTTTCGGTGAACGGGCTGGCCACCCCACCACCGCTGCCGGCGGGCGGGGCGGTGTAGTTGCCCCGGCCGCGCTGCGGGGGCACGCTGCCGCGCGCATCCACGGCAGGCAGTGCGCGCCGCTGCCGGGGCTGCGCGACAACGGCGTTGATGTCGTCAACATCATCGCGGCCGGTGCGGCGCCTGACCATGGCCTCGCCAATGGCGCGACGCTCGGCGGCCGCCCGCTTGCCCTGGTCCATGTTTGCGGTAATGCCAGCACCAATCGCGGCACGCTGCTCAGCGAGTGTCGCCATGGCTACAACTCCAATAGGTCATTGGGGATGGCTACCCGATAGTAGGCAGTCACCTCGCCGGTACGCTCATCGCGGTAGATCTCGGGTATTTCCACGGCCTCAACCTCGAAGCGGCGCGGGAACTGTTCAGCAGTCAGATCGTCCACAACGTCCCAGTTGCCCGAGAACCCGAGCCGGGTATCGTCATAAGGCGGGATGGGCGCCCCGGTAATCGGGTCATTCAAGCGGCCGCCCAGCTGGGTTGTGAGAATCGGCGACCCGGTAATGGGCGCCAGGCTGGTGTCCGGCCGGGCAGGCACCGTAAGCGGGTCACCCGCGCCACCGCCCCGGCTGATCGCCACGCTGAGCGTGGTGATGGCCGTGCCGGCCTCGATATCGATACGGTGATGAATGCGCCGGCACTTGCCCTGCGCCAGGGCTTTGTCTTCAAGACGCAGGGTGTGCACCCTGTCTATGCCGAGCGCCAGGTCAGTTGGTACCTGCCAGCTCAGCGTGGTGCCACGGTGGGCGCTCAGCAGTTGCACCGTCCCGCCCCACAACAGGGTGAGCAGCGCCGCGTTGCGCCGCAGTTCATCCGACAGGTCGGTGGATTCAGGGATGCCGGAAACCGGCCGGCTCGACTCCCAGTCATCCGCCTGGCTGCTTTCGATGGCCACGCTGCCACTGTCGCGAGCAATCACCTGGGTGGCTTCGCTCTCACCGCCCATTGCGGTCATTACCAGTTTGTAGCTCTCGGTCACCTGCTGCACCCAGCGGCGCCCACCGGATGCCGTGGCGCTGAGCCAGAGGTTGTCGAACTGGTTGATCCACGGCACGCCGTCGCCGCAAGGGTCGCCCATGCTCAGCGGCAGTTTGAAACCACCTACGCCGCCGATCAGGGTGAGGCCTGCGCCGGTTACGGCGTCCTCGATCATCTCGGTTGTTGGCAAGTCGCTGGTCCATACCCGCCATTGGCAGAAGCCAGGAATGCCAACACTGCTGGCTTCCGGGTGCGTCCAGCCGAAGCCCTGGATGTGCTGCCACAGCCGGGGGAATCGGTAACCGGCATCGATCTCGAGACGGTTGGTGGCCGCGCCGAGCGGTTGCAGGTCAATCTGCACACTCTCGAACAGGGTGGTACCGGGGCCGAACACGAAGTGCGGCACTGCTGCTGCGGCCCAGTTGGTCACGCGCACGGTGCCAGTTGGCGAGCAGTCCAGGCTGGCCGCCCTGCTCTCCATCCGCTCCTGCGCATAATCCCAGCGACTGCGGCCGGTCACCGGCTCGAACAGGTCGGCGGACCAATGGCCGCCGGTCAGCGCGTCGATGGCCTCGATTGGCATGCCCTCAACGCGCTGCTGCAGCTGGTCGCTGCAATCGCACGCCAGCAGCCGCCACGTTGGGTCCCACTCAGGCATTTCGATCTTGCCGGTGAACAGGCGCTGTTCTGTGATCACGCCGTAACGGTCACGGCTGATGAAATCGATCAGGACCGGTTTGCCCTTCCAGTCGTCCGGAACTACCGGGCCTGGCGGCAGGTACAGCACAAAGCCGCCGACGCCGGCGGCGCCTTCCTCGAGGTCGACATCGATCATGCCGGTAACCTGGCTGGTGAGGTCCACCCCATCCACCAGCAGGCGCACACGCCAATTGAACGCCTGGCCGCGCACCACGTATACCGGTTCGTAGGTCGAACCCAGGGCGACAGCAAGCGGGCCGCTGGCCAGCGGCTGAGCTCCGATCAGCATGGGTTAGACCTCTTCCCAGTTCAGGGACCAGCTATGCACGTTGCCGCTAGAGTCCTGGTTCTCGCTGGGGCGCGTGGCGCGCACCGAGAAAATGGGCATCCAGCAGACGCGGTAGGCAGTGGCTCCAGCTACCGCCGTAAGAGTGGCAACGCCATCGTCGACGGCGCAGGCAGTGCGCACCCAGTCGCGACCAACCAGGGCCAGCCCCCACGGCGCGAAGTCCGGCCGTGGGGTGCTGGTCAGCGTGTACACCAAAGCGTTGCCGCTGATGGACTCAACCTTGGTGGTGCGAAGCTCCAGCGGCAGGCTGTAGCTCAGACCTGAAAGGCCAGGCGGCATCCAGCCTTGACCGCTGATGCTGCCCTGCATCTTCTCGAAGTGGGTTTGAATCACCCCAGCGCCGTCGCTCATACGCAGCGTTGCGCTACCCGCGGTGAGCGGCTCCAGCGTTTCGACTGGCGCGCCCGAGTGCAGCACGAGCTCGACACCGCCGAGCATGATCCGTGGTAGAGACATTCAAGGGCTCCAGATAAAACGAAGCCCGCACGGAGCGGGCTTAGGACTTGCCAAACTTAAGGCGTAGGCGTCGCATGTCGGCCTGGGACTGAGCGGGTATCGCCACAGTGATCGAATCACCACCCGGCAGAATGAATTTCATGTCGCCCAGGAACTCCCGACCTCCGCCGTCCAGTTGCTGTTGAAGCGCAGGCGCCAGCGAGGGGATCGACGGAACCGGCACATTCCCCATCACGCCACCAGTGGCGAAGCGCGGGGTGCGCAGGTTGTTGAGCTGGTGAATCAGGTCCGCACCGTAGTACTGCACCGCTCGAGCATTGATGACACCCTCGCCATTGGAGAGGCGGGCCAGGATGCTGTCGCTGGTGCCGGTGCCAGGCCCGCGCAGAATGCCGCCGGTTGCAAGCGCTGGCGTCTGCGTAGAGGGCTCGGTGGTAACTGTGCCAACTTGATCAGGCATCAGCACGCGCACCGGGATCACCACCTCGTTCTGGCTCAACTGCTGCACAAGGCTTTCGATAGTGGTACGCACCTGCTCGATGGTGGCGTCGTCGGTTTTCACCGATACCGGCAGCCCTTCCAGCTCCTTGGCCTTGTCCTTCAGTTGCTGCATCTCGTCCTGGATGCTTTTCAGCTTGTCCTCGGCGTTGCTCTGCTCCAGATCGTTAGCGGCGAGCTCGATTTGCTGCAGTTCCTGAATGAAGCCACGGAAGCCATAGGTGTTCTCGCCGGCGGCGGCCAGATCCTGCAACATCTTTAGCGCTTCCTGCGCCAGGCGCTGCGCGCCTTCCACGTCACCGTTGGCGAGCGCGTTGCGAGCGCCAATCTTCAGGTTTTGCGCGGAGCTGTAGCTGGCCTCACCGGTACCACCCAGGCCGGCCAGCGCCTCCTGGTACCGTTGCTCGATCTTCAGGCGATCGTCGCGCACCTTCTGCAGGTCGGCGGTTGCTTTCTTCTCAGCCGCCACCAAGGCCTTGGCGCCAGCCTCGGCGGCCTTGATCTGGCTTTTGCGGAGGGTTTCGATATCGGCGATGTAGGTGGCGTAGCTACTGATGTCTGCCTGGCGCTGCTTATCCACCTCTTCCTGCAACTGCGACTCTTGTTGGCCCGCACCAGATGCGATGCCAAACAGTCGAGTTTCGAAGTCCCGGATCTTCTGCTCAAGCTCCTCAGCCCAAGCATCGAGCTGCTCTGGCGCGAAGAACTTCATGAGCAAGGCAGTAGTCGACGACCCGAAAAAGCTTGACCCCGTCCGCGCAGCGTTTACCTCTTCCAGCGCGCGCTTCAGTTTCTCAAGTTCTCTGACCTGCTGAGAAGTTTCGTCACCGCCACTGGATAGCTGCGCGGCCGTGAAGCCCACATTGTCAGCGAACTTGGCAAACTCGCTTGCAGTTCTAACGGTCAGGCCCGCAAGGGTCGCCATCGCACTTGCGATCTGGCTCAACCCTTCAACAACCTGCGGGTCAGTGACGGTATCAGCCAAGTCATCAATAGCTTGAATCAGGCTGCTCAAATCGGCTTGGCCAATGGCAGCATTCCAGCGGTCAACCAAACCGGTCATGGCGCCGCCAACAGTATCTGGTAGCGTTTCGGCTTCTTTCCGCAGGGTGTCAAGCTGCCCCGTCAATGCGTCCGTTACCACCTGGGCGGTCAGCTGACCTTGGGCTGCCATTTCTTTCAGCGCACCCACGGGCACACCAATGCCGTCAGCCAGCGCCTGCATCAGGCGCGGCGCCTGCTCGGCCACGCTATTGAACTCTTCACCTCGCAGAGCGCCTGCGCCAAGCGCTTGGGCGAATTGGATAACCCCGTTCTCGGCTTCCTGAGCCGTTGCGCCTGATACACGAAACGATGTCGATACGGCTTCAGTCAGGCGTAGGATATCCTCCTGGCTTCGTCCTGCATCACGAAGCGGGCGACTGATGCGCTGGTATAGAGTTACCAGCGACTGCACCGGAGCATCAGTTTGCTGTGCAATCCTGCCTAGCTCTGTTTGAGCCCGGTTGAATTCCTCCTGGCTCGCCG